AGCAGAAGGATTTACTTTATATGACGCTCTTGAAAATCTCGTACGTCCTCCTAAACGCAATCCAGATGCTCAGCTACGCATTCCTATTAATGGTATTTACAAAATCAAAGGTGTAGGTGACGTAATTACAGGACGTATTGAACAAGGTACTCTTAATGCAGGTGATATAGTTAGAGTTGCACCCCGCGGTGTAGAAAACCTGAAGGTATTTAGTATTGAAATGCATCATAAAACATGGCCAAGTGCTAAACCTGGTGATAATGTTGGTATGAATATTAAAGGATTGGATAAAATGAATATGCCAAAAGTAGGAGATGTTATTTCCCTTCAAAGTGGAAAACTACTTGAAGCAGTTGAAAGTTTTGTAGCACAAGTATCTGTACAAGAGCATCCAGGTCAATTGAAACCCGGGTTTTCACCATGTGTTCACGTAAGAACGGCAAAATCTGCATGCAAAATGAGTAAAATCAACTGGAAAGTTAGTAAGAAAACCGGCGATGTAAAACAAGAATCGCCGCCATTTTTGGAACGTGGTGAGCAAGCAGAAATCGAATTTATTCCTCAGCAACCACTTTATTTGGAAGACTTTGAAAGTTGTCAAGGTCTAGGAAGAATTGCTGTCATGGATTCTAATCAACTTGTTATGCTTGGCAAAGTAATGAGTGTAAAATATAAACCTTATAAGAAAAAATAAAGAAGAACAATTAAGTGATAAATTGATTAAATATATTTAATATTTGTTTTATTAAATATATTATTAGTATAAAATTATGTGTATTCATATAAACAGAATACATTATGTGATAAATAGCAATAGTAATACCAACGATATTGATAATGAAGCTATGATAGATGTATATAGTAATATGCCTCATTTAATTCCAATTGAACGTCCAAATTTCGAAGAAATTAACGAGATGATAAAATTACATCGAGCAATAAAAATCGAATTTAATAGTGAGTTTGCATGGTTTATTGCTGTATTATCTATTTGTTTTGGTGGCGTGGCAGGAATAATGCGGATGGTTTATTTATTAAAAAGATGAAATTATGTTTTAATTTTTTAAATGTCCAACATACCATCGATATTTACTTACACTTTCACCCCCAAATAAAGCATCCAGTGAAGACCTATGGAAAATTATTAATTAAATTGATTTAAAATTTTGTATACGACTAACAAATATAACTAATGAATACATATTGTGAATTATTAAATAACAATTTTGATAAAAAACACATCCAAAAACCATTTATAAAATGGGTAGGAGGAAAAACACAACTATTGGATAATATAATGAATAAAATACCATTGGAAATTCAAAATTACCACGAAATATTTCTAGGTGGTGGAAGTATTTTATTGGCATTATTATCTCTTCAAAAAGAAAATAAAATTATAATTAAAAATAAAGTTTATGCTTATGACATCAATATTGCTCTTATTTATGTTTATAAGAATATTCAGACTAACAAAGAGAGGTTATATGAATTTATTCAAAGTTATATTAAAGAATATGACGAGATACAAGGAACAATTATTAATAGAAAACCTACTAGTATACATGAATCAAAAACATCGAAAGAAAGTTATTATTACTGGTTGCGTAATCAATACAACAAAATGGATAAAACATCTATAGAATGCTCTGCATTATTCATGTTTATAAATAAAAATTGTTTCAGAGGAATGTATCGTGAAGGTCCAAATGGCTTTAATGTTCCTTATGGACATTATAAAAAAACGTCTAATATTATTTCCAAATCTGACCTCGATAATATTAGTGAATTAATTAAAGATGTTGAATTTATTCATAGTGATTTTAGCAATTCGATGAAAAATATAAAAGACGGCGATTTTGCGTATTTTGACCCACCATATGCACCAGAAAATGATAAATCATTTGTAAACTATGTATCAGATGGTTTTAATATAGAAATGCATAATAATTTATTTTACCAAATAAAAAACATGGGAAATGTTAAATTTGTATTGAGTAATGCAAAAGTGAGTTTAGTGTTGAATGAATTTGATGGTTACAATATTGAAGATATTGTAGCAAGACGAGCAATCAATTCAAAAAATCCTGAATCTGTGACGATGGAAGTAATTATTTATAATTATTCGGGATTAAATCACTAAATTTCATATATTCGATTTCCCAGGTCCTAGCTAATTCTAATATTTTTTTTGTTTTTTCGGAAACATTGTCGCCAAAATATTTTACTTTTCCATATTCCAATTCATATTCTTGATTTGCAACACATACAATTTTTAATGGTTTGTTGTATAGAGTTGGAATATCTTGATATTTAATCCATGTACCCAATACCTTTTCACCAGCTGTACCAGCTACCCACCAGTTTGATGTCTTGACTTCATACATATAGTCATCTGTTTCCCAATCAGGTTCAAAGCCTCCTTTGCGTTCAGGTTTTCTAGGATTTTCGCCTCTTAACTCGAGTATGTCTCTAACTAACCCCTCACCTAGTAATGTTGTCCATTGTCCATTATTTGATTGACTAATCATATTATTGCCCCATTCTTTTTCAGCATTTTCTTGTTCTTTTCTTTGTTCTGATATTTTTTTACCTTCTTTTTTTTGTATTTTTTCTGGCTTTGTACATGCCCATTTACATTTTTCTTTCAGTTTATCTGAATTTACAGAATCAATAGAACTATTCATGTTAGTTGTTTCCATGTTTGTATGTAAGTTATAATATGAACAAAACAAAATTCAATTTATAATATTTATCTAAACAAATTAAACATTCAAGCTTTATTAATGAATAGAGCAATGAGTTTTTTATTCAGAAAAACCACAATAGGAAAATCCACAATAGAAAGTGATGTTAGTTATTTGAAAGATATTGAATATAAAGATACAATTCCATTTGTACCACCAATTAAACATGGTAAAGTAATTAAAGTATATGACGGAGATACAATCACTATTGCAAGTAAAATGCCATATACTGGTTCACCTTTATATCGTTTTTCTGTTCGTATTAATGGTATCGATTGTGCTGAAATTAGAGGAAAAACTGAAAGTGAAAAACAATGTGCAATTTTGGCACGCGAACATGTGGACCACATTTCGAATGGGAAAATCGTTCGTCTTGAAAATGTATCATTAGAAAAATATGGTCGCATTCTTGCTGATGTTTATGTTGATAATGTAAGCATTGGTGAAAGTTTGATTGAAAAACGATTGGCAGTAAGTTATGACGGAGGAAGAAAACATTGTCCTGACGATTGGATGGAATATTTTATGAAAAAGTAACAATTGTATTTTTAATTTAAAATAAAACAATTTATGTAAAAAAAGTAAATTTTTACATAAGTTACATAATAAATAAAACTAACTAAATTGGATTTTTTAACTTACTAGTTTTAGAACTGGTTTTGACGGCAGCATGGGCACGAAAGTTCATTCGAATAGTTTGACTGCGAACGTTGCACAAGTTCCATGAAACACCCTGTGCAAAATTTATGACCGCATTTTGTTGTACACGTGGGCTTGGAATTGTCGATTGGGTCCAAACAGATCGCACACGTAGTCTCCTCCTTCTTATTCATCAAGACATAATACCGCACTATTGTTTGGAAGACGACTTTAGCTAGAGTTTTCGTGGACATGCTTACCATCTTTTCCTTGGTGTACTGCGTCAAGTTAGGAAAATCTTCACTTGGTAGCTCGTGCGCAAGGTGAATCATTCTGCCTTTCGCTCTTGCCATAAGCTGCTTAAGAAGTTCTTTTGGTAGCGAAAAGATTGTCCAATGAATAGTGCCAACCGAAAATCCTGAAGTGTTGGATGTATTGAAAAATTGTTCCAATGCAAAGTTGTTGCAGGAAAAGCAACCTCCCACTCCTTTCCTGGCGCAGTTTCTGTTGCAATTTCCACATTTTTGAGTGTGGCGCTTACTAGTAGTAGTAGACATATTGAAATGCTCTTTTGTTTTGTATAAATAAAATAATAAACTATAAAATAAAATCAATTTTTTTTTGCCGTACGTATGTATGTATAACAAAAAAAAACAGGGCGTCCCCTGTGATTGTTTTTTGATTATATTTCTTTATAAAACAATTCTAAAAATATCAAACTAGCATAACAACCAATCGTCACAAAATAAATAATACGCAATTAAGAGGTGATCAATCTCTAAATTACATATTATTCACAATATGATAATTAATCGTACATGAAATACTAACGGCTACATATAAAGTCCAAATGTTTAAATATATTGTAACAAGAACGTCCTTAAAAGGAAAAGGAACAATTTCTATTTATCCGTGTAACATTCATAATGAAATAAACATTCACGGGTTTTAACGCCGTACTTCATCTTGTCTTACATACATTATTAAATAATTAAATTTAATATGCGTTTTTTTACCAGACAAGTAGTAATATGTTTGTCTCACCCCCAACAAGAAAGGGCCAATAAAGTTGGTAAACCAACTCCCACGCAGGATTTGCGTGTAAATAATTTTTCAGCTATGGGCTACATTTGTTTTTATGAATGTAGATTAGTACGCCAAAAATATTTCAATTTTTTTTTAGCCCCGGCGCATTTTTTTTTCATATTATAAATTTTTATAATATGAACTATGATTTTTTATATTTTTTATCCAATTAAGAAATCTAATTGGAGTAGGCAAGACCACCCATACCACTCATGATACGAAGGACATTGTAGTTAGTGGCGTAGACACGTACTTTAGCAGTGCTGGTTCCGGCAACGGTAGCGTTGGAAAGAACAAGTTGTAAAGTGGCGTTATCAATACGGGAGAAATTGCAACTTCCGGAAGGTTGGTGTTCTTCGGGGCGGAGGGCAAAGCTGTATACATTGATACCGCTGTCAGGGGCGCGGGTGTGGTGTTGGAAAGGTTGGACTTGGTCGAAGTAACTTCCTTCACGTTCGGAGAAACGATCTTGGCCATTAAGTTGAAGTTTGGCAACAACAACAGGGTTAAGACCCCAGCAATGCATGTCAAGAGCAGATTCACCAAGAACGAATGTTCCAGCATCAGATACACCAGAATCGGCACCAGCATCTTCAGGAGGGATGACTTGGGCATCGTTAGCGTTAGGATCTTCGAAAGCACCACTGCTGATGAATCCGTTTTGGCCAGATGTGGCGACAGGTCCACCGAAAGAGTGTAAAGCATTAGGTAAAGCATCAACGGCATCAGTGTAGTTGAAAGGTTGGGCACCAAGTACTTTGTTAAGAAGAGTTCCACCTTGGTATGAAGCGCAGTAATCTACGTTAGAATCAGGTTGGACAACCCATACGAGTTCTTTACAAGGGTGATTGAAATTAAGTTTGATTTTGTTGGAAGATGAACCAACAGATTCGTCACCAGTGAATTGAAGTTGTTCAATTAAGTATTCGTGAGGGTTTTGTGCCATTCTACGACGTTCATCGGTATCAAGGAAGATATAATCAACGTATAAAGAGGCGGCTACAAGGGATTGGTTGTAGGCAGTTGTTACTTGTACATTTCCATTTCCGTTAAGTTCACCGACGGCCCATAAGCATTCATCAATAGGGCGGAGGTCAAGGTTGATTTTGACTTCGTGGTATTGAAGAGCGATTAAGGGAAGGGCAAGTCCGGGATTGCAGCAGTACCAGAATTGAAGGGGTACGTAAAGAGTGGTTTCTGGAAGAGCATTGCGAGGAGCACATACATTTACAGGGGCATCACCACCGCAAGGTCCGTTGATATCAGCGAATGAAGGCTCGGTGATG